TTTCCCTTTACGTCTGCTAAATCTTTGGTAATTTCTTCAATAATAAAACGGCCAGACTCAAAATCCGTGTCACCTTCCGTGTCGAAAATAAAGTTCTTCGGAGAAACCCTACGACTAATAAACCTTTGGTTCGTAGAAATTTCTTCACGATCATCGGTCTTGAAGTTCCCAGTCTTGGCATCAATATCATAAATTTCTTTTCCACTCGCATCGTATCCAAGAATTGTATATTTCCCAAAGTTCTCGTTGGTTTCAAAATCTGAAACATAACCGGATTTCATCGCACCAAAGAAGAAATGTGCGTCCTTTATTGAGAATCGCATCTGCCTTTTCAGCGCAGACCCCATGTTCTCTGTTGCGTAATAGTTCAGAAACTTCTCCATCTGCTTTGCAGACTTTACTGTATCAACTCCCTCAACCTTTCTTCTTGGACGAACAAACCATTTAGGATTCTGAAAATACAAAAACGGTAACTGTGAATTGATATGCGGGAAAATTAAATTAACCGTTGGTTTCTCTCCCAAGTTTACAACCCTATTTCCCCACTGTTTAGAATTGTAAAAATCAAGATATACCTTGACTTCTTTTAACTTCGCATCACGTAGTTTCTTCCCACGCTCTATACGATCTTGCCAGATTTTAACTTCTGGGTCAATAATTTTCATTGCAGTTTTAGTCATCAATACACCTGCGCCCCTAAGTGATTGTTCACTTGTTCGAGAATACTGCCAACATTTATCTTTTCACGTTGATCTTTTGCACGGCCCAACCTTCTTTTCCACAAGTGTAAAGAATTTCTGTCATACTCTGGTACTGATGTTTCCCTGCCAGAAGGTTTAACAACTTCCAATAACATTTGTTCTGCATCAGCCAAGTCGTCCCTTCTTGATTTCGGAAACCTCAACAACTCACTCTCACACTCTCCACCCTGCATTGCCCTAACGTGCCAAACCCAACCACCCTCATACCACGGTTGTAATTGTTTTATAAGATATTCTTTATTCTGTCCAGTGTTCTTACCAAGTGGCTCAAAGGTTACATGCTCCCTTGTATCCCTCATTCTTTTTTTAATAAAAGACCATAACATTTTTTCTACAAGAGATTTCTGGCCAGCAAACTTCACACATTCCCACTTGGCATATAGTTCAAAAATCTTATCTATAAATTTGGTCGGGTCTATCTGCTCATGGAATGTTTCCAAAATGTACAAGTTCTCATCCGCATCAAGCATCCCAATTACTATAGCTGAAAAATCGTTCCTTCCTTCTTCCGTTGCCCCATCAATTGCCATGTATGTCAAACCAATTGGCACGGTAACATCATCATCACGAACTAAAGATTTTCTGTCCGGTCGAATGTCAAAATAATGATTCTTAAAATACCTCTCCTTAAATACAGCGTCTTCTTGTGAAATCGGTTCATTCATGTACAAACAGGAAAAAAGATAACTTCCCATTTTCTTACCTTGTTTAATTTTATTTAATTCTTCGAGTGAATACCTCTCTGGAAATGTAGCCTCACCGTCCAGTATGGCAGGAACCTTGATAAGTTCAATGTCCGGGTCTTCCTCAAGATCACCATACAAATCATAATCATCCCACCGTGTTCCCACTACGTCCATTGGCGAGTGAGGGTTATCACGGAGTGGAAAGAGAGCACGATAGAAATCCTTTGCCTTATCCATCTGGTCTTTCGTGGTTGTATTTTCTCTGGTTACGAGATCGTCAATAATAAGATGGTCGAAATGCCGACTCGTAAGTGTCGAATCCGCTCCAAACGCCTCAAACGTGCTCTCCATCACTGGACGCCCGCCACGATTAGGTATTTCAATCGCACTCTCAGTCCACTTTGTTTCTGGTGACAGCGCCTTCTGCGGGCAATACTCAGGAAAAAGGAGGCGGAATTTCTTGTTCACTAAGTATGGACTCCCGATCGCTGTCACCATTGACTTCGCATTAGCCACAACCGCAGAGCATATCGCTATACGAATCCCCGGCGTGTTAAGTTGCAGACTAATAGACTGCGTTATCGTAACATTCGTTGTCTTAAAGAACCCACGTGGAATTAACCACAACCTAATATCCTTTTTCCTCGGCTCGTCTAATTTCCTGCAAATGTACTTGTAATGAAACCCCAGTGTCAAATCATCAAACCCAAGCAGGTCTTTCGCCAAAAGGTAATGACTGCTCTTATACTTCTCTCTGAGAATTTTATCCTGCTCAGTTAAGGCCATTGCAATCTCCAATGGCATCCATCATATAAGAACCATCTTCTGCTTGCTCAAACTCAACAATGCTTTCTTCCAGTTTCTCCACTTCCATAATAGAATTTTTAACAATTTCAAATTTATCGTCTGCCAAGACCGATTCCACGAACCTTCTCTTTTCTGAGGCTTCGTCCATTAAGTGTGCGTGAAGCAACATAGCTTTTCGCTTAATCCAATTGTCACTTGAATCCAATCCATCTTTGATTATTTGGATGATCTGGTCTAAGGCCAAGACAAACTGCACACCCACTTCCTCTCTCAGTCTGTTGCGGTCAACCATGACTGCGTATTTCAGCCCGATCTCTGCATACCTTATTGCTTCTCCCAAATCTTTTCCAACAAGCTCCGGCAATAACTTCGAGTACACATCGTTGACGGTTAAGCCAGCCATATTGGCAAGGGTGGTAATTGGCCTTGACAGAATCTGTCTGTCTTGTTGTAAATGATCAACTATCGAAAGTGCCAGCACCTGTCCCATTTTCTACTATCCCTCTTTCCCCGAACTCTACGCCCATATATAAAGGATGTCAAGAAAAAAATTCAAAAAAAGGAAAAAAAATTAAAAGCGTAAGCAGAATAGGGGTTTAGGTGTATAGTAAAAAAAGTTCAGTGGTGAGAAAGAAAAAATGGTTCAAAAAATATTTGAGGTGGGGGTTTGAGGCTATATATAATAAGACCCCCCCCGGAGGGGGCTGGGTAGGGGTAGGCGTTTCTACTTCTACACGCACTTCTAATACTTCCACTACTTCCACTAAAAGCAAGTTTCTCACCTGTCTAACATAGTTTTGACCCTTTTACGCCGTCTAAGCCTAAGTCGCTTAGCTATCGGGCTAATAAAAATCGTCTATAGGCCCGGATATCGAAAAAAAACCTTGCTTTAGTTAGTCGATAGGCGTATAAGTATAGATAATAAATAGAAAGGAGATAAGACATGGATGAGAACATACAGGAGAATTTGAGGTTGTTGCTTTACCGCGCGATTGAACTAATTCACAATTATCAGTCTCACGAGAATCAAAATGGTCACCTTCCACTTTTAGACGCGGAACGTAATATCGGTATAGCCTTAGAGCTTATTGATAGTGACTAACAAATACAAAATAGGAGAGGAGGCGGACAGAACAGGCGGCAAAGATGAAGTCAAACGTAAACGCACCACCAACCAGAATGGAGGTTTTAAACATGACAGCAAACACAGAAGCTAAAAGCACATTGGTATTTGAAGGTAAAGAGTACAGTCTTGAGGAAATTCAGGAAATTCAGAAATCAGTTTCTGAAATGACTAAGCTCGTAAAAGAAGCCAAGAAGGAGGGTATAATTGCTAAAAAGGTCATTGCGAAAGTGGATGATCCGCGCAAGCTACTTCTTGCTGACCTTTTCAGAGGTACGATCGAATCGAATTTTACTGACATAGTCGGACTCTTCACTGAAACGAAAACCGCCGAAAAGCCTGAAGGTAACATTGGAATCAATATCATGATATCAGGTATTGAATTTGACGTCCAGTTACTTTCCGGTAGGGCACGTGACGAAAAGGTGAAAATTGCCAAGATGGCAAAAGCTGAAGCAAAAGCTGAAGCTGAACTGGAAAGGGTCACCGCACCAGAATCTGAAGACACTGAATAAATTCACACAGTTCTAAAATTATGGGAGTCAGAATATTGACTCCCATTTTTTTATGTCAACCTCTTTTTTGTCACCAAGTATCTTACCACCACAATATTAAAAATTCCTTTTTGTCACTCACTGTGTTTTTAGACCTTTTTTACAACACGTGTTACAAAAAGAGCATCCCTACTTTTACCCTGTGATACAACACGCTTTTAGCCTATATTCGACTTTTAGCATATAGCCTCTAACCTATACTCTCAAAGGATTACCTCATATTAGTGTTGTATAACAGTTTTTTTACTTCCTTCTATCCTTTCCTATATAAAAAAAAATAAAAAAA